TTGGGGCAACTGAATAACGTACTATCTGAAATACTTGTCGACATCAATGAGATGATCGAATACGTCCATAGTGCCTTTAAGATAAGGGAAGCTAAGGGCGAACAATTAGATCACCTAGGCGACTTAAAAGGCATCCCCAGACTAAAGCAAACCTTTGCCCAAGGATCTCAAATATTCACAGGAAACTTAGGGTACGTTGTACCCGCAGGGACTATTGTAGAGAATTCAACAACTAGCCGGAGATTTTCAACACAATCCTCTTTTGATTTGAGCCTTAACTCCCTGGTTGAAGTTTGGATTAGTGTAAACACCCAAGATGATACCACCTATAACTTAATAGCCGGTGGGGATACATTTACATACACCTCCGGCACAGGTGCCACAGATGCCTCTATAATTTCCGGTATTGCTTCTGCCATAAATTCAAACTTAGACACCGAGTTGGAGGTTGAGGATCTGGGCTCAAGTCTCCGTATATACTCCCCTTCATATACCCCGTTCTCTACCGTAGCCGGAGAAGGGGTGTTTGCGGAGAAAGGTTCTGTTTTAGCTTATGTTTATGCTACAGAAACAGGGGATGATTCTTCTGGTATAAACTCAGTAACAAAGTTAGTTTTTGGGAACATTAACCTTGAAGCTACCTACAACCCATTCTCTATGATTGCAGGTCAAGATGCTGAAGAGGACGAGGATTACCGGGTAAGGTTACTCTCCCCTGCGGCTATCGAGGGAAATGCCACAGTTCCGGCAATAGCCGGGAAGGTTAGAGCCATAGAGGGGGTTTCCTACGCACTGGTCGAGCATAACCCCACCTCAGAGCAGGTAGGAGATCTCTTGCCTTACAATACTCACGTTATTGTTCAGGGCGGCAGTGATCAAGATATAGTGGAGACTCTTTTCTATGTGGTAGGTGCTGGAGGCCCACTCTACGGCAATACAGAGATACCATACGTCTACGAAGGCCAATCCTACCCCATGAGATTTTCCCGTCCCAGTGGCAATTTCATGGCTATTCGTGTCACTTATAGCCGCTACGAGGAAGAGGAGTTTGACTCCCTTAATGCTTCGGATAATATAAGGTCTATTGTAGAGTCGCACATAAACGACCTAGGTATCGGTGTAGACATAATCCCAGGTAGAGTTGAGTCAGCGTTGTATAGAGGGCTATCCGGCTTAGGTGATATTACCGTAGAGGTTCAAGACATACCTTCTGCAGGGGCTGTTACAGATGGGGTATGGCAAAGTAATACAATGCCAATAGCCTCTACCGAGTTCGCACAGACCTCCCTAGTGGATATTTACATATCGGAGGTGTAACACCAATGGAAAAGTTTATCTGGAAAGATGAGGCACTTAAAAGAATGCCTCCTATGTGGGAATGCAAACCTTACGCTTCAGGCCTTATAAAGGCCGTAGGGGATGCATTCCAAGCGACTGAAGATTTGCTATGGCAACTCCTTACAGAACGGGATGTTCACTCTGCAATAGGCCAGCAGCTTGACGATATTGGGGATATTCTCGGCGAGAGTCGGAAGGGACGTAATGACATAATTTATCGTACAGTCCTCTTGGTGGTTGCAAGTTTAAAATCTGCCTCTGGTACGAGATCAGACATAGTCTCAATAGCCAAAGTTGTCACCGGTGCCGAGATAGCAAAAGTGTTTGACCACGTACCTAACACCACATATGTATATGTCAATGTCCCGGTTACCTCTGTCGAAGCAGAGAGTATAGAGAAGGCTCATATGTCCCACGTTGGAACTAGAGTCATCTGGTCTTTCGGGGATGAATATGTAAAGAGTGTCCCTGAAGAGTCTCAAGGCTCTGGGGGTAACCAATTTGGAGACCCACTAACTCAGTTCGGAGACCCCAATTCCGGATTTGGTGCAGCTAACAGCTCAGAGTTAAGAGTCTTCAGTTTAGATAGACCTTTAGGCTTTACTTCTTTAGTACCTGGGGCCACCAGGTACGAGGTTATAGAAGATAATTTTGGCTACCTCTGCAATATATCTTCTTCTGAAGAGATGGAACTTAGGACGGGGCTATTAATCAATCACGAAGGGGATTATGTTTTAGACCAAGATGGTAACAGAATCCGATATATTACAACGAGGTAACCAATGACCATCCCCACCGACACTTTTGATTGGGCTTCTGTACAAACAAACATATTGGCTTCAGGAGGCCTAGTACCAAACAAACAGGCGCCTGTTGCGGAAGACCCTGAGCACGACTTCGTTGCAGAGGGTTCAATAAGTAAGGTAAGGACTCCCCTCCAGTACTTTAACTACCAACTTAGTGGGATTGGGGAGTACTCCCGGTACATAAGAAATTGGTTTATCCCCGGAGACGTATATCGGGCACAGGAAGACCGGAGCAGGTTTAATGCTGGGGCTAGGTTAGGCGGAGAGTGGGATTATCTTGGGAGTAAGAGTTATACCCTAGATGGGAACCTTATTAGCACGTATTACTGGAAGAAGATATCATGAGACCAGAACTAGAAAACGGGGAAATAAACTTCTTCCCTTGGGCTACAGAATACCGTATCCGCCCAGAAAGTATAAAGAACCAAATATTACTTCTTGAAAATAAAAAGGTTCCCCGGTCGGAGCACACAACCCACGGGTTAGGTTATAACGAACCTATAAATTCAGCAGAGATAAATTATATTCTAGATGGTGCCCACCAATGGTACAGGTATATTGCTGATATATTCCAAGTAGGTTCAATTAAAGAAACCACTACCGACGAAACTGAGGAAGAGATTTCTCAACGTATGGGCGGTACTTGGCAGTTGTTAGGTACAGACACCGTAGGCGGGGAAACAATCAAGGTATTTAAAAAAATATCTGAAGACAGATACCCTGAAGGAGGTTTGTAATGGCAGATTCACAATTCAGTAGTTTTGAAATACAAGACCCCAATAATGACAAATTACTACACTCCATCGACAAGAAAACCGGCAGGGATGGTTACATGGAGTATAAGGAGGTTGCAGATGAGCTTTTGTCTCGTATACCCAAAGACCTAGATTATGCAGACTACCCTACACATTGGACTAATACCTCATACAAGTCAGACCCCACTGTCCTAGATAGCCTCATCTCCGTGCAGAAGAAGGACGGTTCAGGCTATGCCAGCATGACTCTTGAGTCTCTACGTATCATGTTCTGGGATATAGACCACCCTATAGGAACAATCCTTGCCTTCACACAAGAGATGGATAAAAACCCAAGTAGCCACTTAAAGTCTGGGACTTGGGCAAGGACAGGGGTAGCACGGTGTCTAGTTGGCGCAGGTTCCTCCCGAGATGATAATGGAGTTATCCAGGGCTTCCCTGTAGGCTCTTTCGGTGGTGCTTATGAGGTGAGACTTACTGCAGACCAAAATGGGCAACATAGCCACCCCATCACCGTGAGAGATGATGTTGATGGTAGGGTTGGTATCCCTAACCAGAGTGTGGCAGGAACCGACCCCGACTCTAACGGGAGGCTCACAACAGAGAGCACTGAAACTTCGGGAATTGGTGCTCCCCATGAAAATATGCCTCCCTACGAAGTGGTGTTCTTCTGGAAACGAGTGGCATAAATATAGATAAAAAGAGGTATCATGGATTTTTTAGTAAAGATTTTATCCGACCAGACCTACATTACTTCTATTTTGGCTGCAGTCGTTGCTGCATATACGGGCTGGATTGCTGCCAGAAGAAAAAAGAAGGAAGGGTTGGCCTTCACCCTGGAGCACGTTAATAAGAGGCTAATTACCCTCGAAGGTGAGGTAACAAAACTCACCGAGGAGAAGAGGGTGTTAGTCGAGGAAAACCGTAAACTACTAGATAAGATTTACCTTCTGGAAAGGAGGGTATCAGAAGACTTCAATCACCTATCTGTGATATCCGGTTACTACATGCACCTACCAAAACCCGCATGGCTTAAAGACTCCGAGGGCCAATACATTTATGTAAATAATGAATATTCAAGCCGTTTTGGTGTAAGCACCCTTAGCGCCGAAGGACATACAGATACAAGTATCTGGGGAGAGGCTTACGGGGGGATAGCTGAAGCAAATGATGCTAAAGTGATGCAACACGGGGTAGGAATAAAGTTCGAAGAAGATTTCCCTTCTGCCCCTGGCAGTGAGGACACGAGGAATATAACGGTTGTTAGATTCCCTGTAGTGCATAATAATGCTGTATTAGGGGTTGGCGGCATAGCAATAAAAGTAGAAGACCCATTACAAGAATAACAAGAGGCTAATATGTTTAGGCTAGACCAATACCCCGCCTTCGGTAACAGGATAGGCACAGCTAATGCATCATACCCTCATGGGTATATTGTAGATAAAGGTGAGGGTGCAAACTCGGGAACACCTCTCCTGGCTGCCTGGGCCAATAATTACGGGGCTTTCTTCCAAGCCCTTCTTCGTGAAGTGAATATGACTCCTAATGGGGATATAGACACTGCAGTGGATAATCAGGCACTAGACGCCCTAAAGGTACTTATTAATGAGATAGCAACCACCGGGGACGGTTTCAAGTCCATAGATGACAGGTTCCTTAAACTAGGAGATCAGTCCGCAACAGCGTACAATATCGGCCTAAAAGGGAACGGTGTTGATAATGATGGGGGCATCCTCAACAACTACTTGAAAGAAGTAGGGCTACGTGGAGGTGGTAAGGTTGTCCTGTATAGTCCCGTACACGCTTCCATTCTAACCTCAGGGCTAGAAGAAGCCCCTCCCACAGAAAGCTATTCTTTCTATATCAACAACTCAGTGAATGTCCCTTCCAACGTACAGTTGGAGTTCCTAAGCCCTGTCCTATACGGGCCTTTTGGACGTATTAGGATGTTCGGTAAGGCTGTAGAGTCAGACATGGGAGAAGGGGGTCAGGGTAGGATATCAGCCACTGTACTAGCCGGTGCTACCCGGTTACCCATGGATTCATCTCACCCCAACAGTGATTTGTCTCTTTACCCGATAAATACTAGATTAGTAATCCGAGGAGAGAATGATGCCTTCGGTGAAAGTTTAAACCCACCAGATAGGCCTCTTGTAGTGGGGCATGATGTAGCTAACAACGAGTTGATCATTTCTCGATGCCAATATCAGTGAGTCTTCTATTGAAGTTACTGTTGGCACTGCGGGACTCTTCCCTAAGGATTCCTATATTCTGCTGCAAGACGAGGAGTATGTTACTGACTATATCGACACAGTACAACCTTCAGACCCCAATGTTACAGCCTCGGCAAACCTATATAGAAGGGAGATCCGTAGGGTTGTTGACGTAGATACAGTCAATGATATCCTTTACCTGGATGCTGGTGTTGCACATACATACAGAACAGCGCACTCTGCCACTGTCCAGTTAGTTGACCCAGTTCAGAATAGCTCCATAAAGGGCCTGAGAGGGTACTTTGACTATGAGACAGAACCTGAGTCTAAGAACCACCACTCCGTAGAGATAGCCTATGCTGCACACTGCAGTATCAAAGACTGCTTCATAGGTGGAGGGGGTAAGTCTCAAGGGTTCCGAGTGTATCTCTCTATGAATTGCGACCTAGAGAATAACACTGTACTTAACCCTGCCTACAGTGCCTCTGGGCAGGGTTATGGCCTTACCCTGTACGCCAGTAACGGTTGTAGGGTTCGTGGATTCTACGGCTCTGGGTGCCGTCACACAGTACTTCTGTTTAGTGGTGCTTGTAACAACATAATTTCCGATGTAATCTCTTATGGGGCCACGATATCGGATATTGACTTCCACGGGGCATGGGAAAACAACAATACCGTCTACGGTGTACTGTGTATCTCCGACGGGAGGCAGACTACTGACTTCGTTACCAACAAGACAGCTATTAAACTAGGTAACACTTACCACCTAGTTGGCAGTAATGGTAACAAGATAAGTAATATACTTGTCCTCAACTTCAACCATTTATGGAGAAGACCTCTGGAGAGGTGTCCCATCACCACTAACCCACAAGGGTAACATAATCAAGAATTGTACCTTCTTCGATACCTCGAAGAATAGTGTGTTCCTTGATTCCTCTGTGAATGGTAGTACCTTCGACACAGCTACTAATATCAAGTGCAGGCGATACCGCCCCAGGCGGGACATCCTTTGTTATTACAGCGGAAGACGTCACCTCCCTGAAGGTTATAAACTCTCGATTAGAGGGGTCTTCTCGCGGGTTTAAGTTTCACAAAGAGCAAGTGTACGAACACACTATCGCAGGGAGTACATCTAATACTGTATTTACTGACTCAGGCCCATTTACAGACAGTGACCCTACAAGCTCAGACGGTAGGGAAATAGCCTCTGGTAGCATAACCCCTACCAACCCTACTGCCTACATGCGTATCAAGGCTTACGCGCCTGCTGTGAAGCTTGTAGCGGACGATACGATAGTCATGGCCCTATTTAATGGGAGTTCATTCATAGGTGTGACTGTTCAGTCAGGAAAGGCTGGAGATACACTTAGCCTTAAGGCTACTGGAAGTGTCACATTCTCATCTAAGTCAGCTAAGACTCTCTCAGCGAGGATGTGGTCAGTTGGTGGTGGAGGTTGGAGCTACGGAGGGGTGTTTGGAACGGATTCTCATCCATACATGGTTATCGATCAGAAGAATAGGCAAGCTTAAGGTAATAGCCCCAGTACTGAAAGGTACGTGGGGCTTTTTTGTGGGTGTTATTTATTCAGACAGTTCCTCTTCCCTCTAAACAATATTTATCAAAGGACTCCTTCCCTTCCGTGTGCCACCAGTCTAGGAATTTCTCTGTACCACTGTCGTTAGCGAAACATAGTAACAGTTCATGGTCTGCCAGATGCACTGTCCTTTCACTTTTTATTGAGACTTCT